AACAGGGTATTATTGCATGGAACAAAGGATCTTTAGAGTTAGAGAATGGCAGTAAGATATTGGCAGCTTCTACGTCTGCAAGTGCTGTCCGAGGCATGTCGTTCAATATCCTCTTCCTCGACGAATTTGCATTCGTTCCAAACCATGTTGCAGACTCGTTCTTTGCATCTGTTTATCCTACTATTACTTCTGGTAAGAACACCAAAGTAATTATTGTATCTACTCCACACGGTATGAACCACTTCTACCGTATGTGGCACGATGCGGAAAATGGAAGTAATGAGTATATCCCAACAGATGTACATTGGTCAGAAGTTCCTGGTAGGGATGAAAAATGGAAATCAACTACTATAGCAAACACTTCAGAAGCACAATTTAAAGTTGAGTTTGAATGTGAATTTTTAGGATCAGTTAATACATTGATTGCTCCAAGTAAATTAAGAACCTTTGTCTATAATAATCCTATTCAAACAAATGCTGGATTAGATGTATATCAATCACCAGAAGAGAATCATGATTATGTGATGACAGTTGATGTTGCGAGGGGAGTTGGAGAAGATTATTCTGCCTTTGTAGTTGTTGATATTACTGAGTTTCCTCATAAAATTGTTTGCAAGTTTAGAAATAATGACATCAAACCAATGTTGTTTCCTAATGTCATATATGAAGTAGCAAGGAATTATAATAGTGCATTCATATTATGTGAGGTAAATGATATTGGAGACCAAGTTGCATCGATTCTTCAATATGATTTGGAATATCAGAATCTGTTAATGTGTTCTATGAGAGGTAGAGCAGGTCAGATTGTTGGACAAGGATTTTCTGGAAAGAAAACTCAATTAGGAGTTAAGATGTCCAAGACTGTAAAAAAAGTTGGATCACTTAATCTCAAGACTCTTATTGAAGAAGATAAACTTATCTTCAATGACTATGAGATTATCTCAGAACTGACTACCTTTATCTCAAAACACAACTCATTTGAGGCAGAAGAAGGTTGTAATGATGACCTTGCTATGTGCCTTGTCATTTATGCTTGGTTAGTCCAAATGGACTACTTTAAAGAACTGACTGATCAGGATGTTAGGAAAAGATTATATGAAGAGCAAAAAAATCAAATTGAACAAGACATGGCACCATTTGGATTTTTAAATGATGGATTAGGTGAAGATAGTTTTATTGATGCTCAAGGTGATCGTTGGTCTAATGCTTCGGTTGGTGAATATGGTGATATGTCATACATGTGGGACTATCGTTAATGGATTTAGATGGTCAAATAAAACTTGGTCACCTTTTACTTCAAGATAGAAAATGTAGATCTTGTGGTGAACTAAAAAATCTTGTAGAAAGTTTTTATAGAACTAGAAAAGATAGGGGGCCAGTAGCATCATCATATTCATATGAATGTAAGGAATGCACCATAAAAAGAATATTAGAAACAAAAAACAATAGAATTAAGGACTGGGGATATCCAGATTGGTAATTCACGTCGTGTTTCCCCTATGAAAAGTATCTTTTTAATAAATATTTTTAAACTGAGATCACGGAGAATCAAAACATGGCGACTCCTCAATTATCTCCTGGAGTATTAACCAGGGAGGTTGACCTAACAGTAGGAAGAGCTGATAATGTCTTAGACAACATTGGTGCAATTGCTGGACCTTTCAAAATTGGACCAATTGACGACCCAATTGACATTTCTACAGAACAAAATCTTATCAATACTTTTGGTAAGCCTCTGTCAACCGACTCACAGTATGAATACTGGATGAGTGCATCTTCATATCTTTCATATGGAGGAGTCCTTAAAGTAGTAAGAACGGATGATGCTAACCTCAATAATGCTAATGCGGGTGTTAGTATTGCATCAACAACAAGTCTTAAAATAAAGAACTACGATGATTACGTTGGTTTCTATACTGGAGCAACCAATTTTACTTATGCTGCAAAGAACCCCGGAACTTGGGGTAATGGATTAAAAGTTTGCACAATTGACGACTTTGCTGACCAAAGAGTTGGTGTTGCAACAACTGCTCTTGGTTTTGCTGGAGCAACTATCGGATTTGGTGTAACAGCATCATTAGACAATGCAGTAATTCCTGGAACTGGAAGTACTTCTGGATTCACCGGATTCCTGAAGGGCATAATCGTTGGTCTTAATACAGATGCTAGTGGTGGCGAAAGTACGATTGATATTAAAATTGTTTCCCGTGTAGAAACAGTTGGTGGTGGTGCGACAGAAACTGCAATTACTTACCAAGAAGCTTCTGAAACAAGAGCATTTGGAACAGGTACAGCACTCCACTTTGTTAGTAATGCTGGTGTTAATAGCACAGGACTTGGAGCTGCCTCTGCAGTTTATACCCCAACTACAGCAGTTGACTGGTATGAGCAGCAAACTCTAGGTCTTACAAACGCAACAACTTACTGGAGATCTATTGCTCCAAGACCCGTTTCTAATGTTTATGTAACCGACAGAAACGGTAAAAACGATGGAATTCATGTTGTAGTTGTTGATGACACAGGATCTGTTACTGGAATCAAAGGTAACATTCTTGAGAAGCATGTTAACCTGTCTAAGGCAGGAGATGCAATCTCTAATGTAAATGCTCCTCAGAGAATCTTCTACAAAGATTATCTTGCAGATTTCTCTAATAACATCTATGCTGGGTATAATCCTTCTCAGCAAACGGACACTCAGTTTGGAACAACTCCTAGAGCAACTGGATTCTCTGCTAATTTCACGCAAGTCACAACTTCAGACGGACTCTGGGGACAAGATGCCCAAGATGTAACATTTGCTGGAATTGGAAATGTTACTTATCCTTTAGCTGGTGGTGTTGATTATTCAGCAACTGGTGGAATGAAAGCAGAACTTTCAAACCTCATCACTTCATATGGACTCTTTAGTAATAGAGATGAAATTGAAGTTGACTACATGATCATGGGTCCTGGTTGTGCAACTGAAGCAGAATCACAAGCAAAAGCAAACTATCTGATCTCCATTGCTGAAGACAGAAAGGATTGCATGGCAACAGTTGGTCCTCATAGAGGAAACTTAGTTAATATTACTAACACCAACACCCAGACAGAAAATCTAATCAAATACTTCAGTTCACTTGCTTCTTCGTCTTACGCGACGTTTGATAGTGGATACAAGTATCAATATGATAGATTCAACAATGAGTTCCGTTACATCCCAACAAATGCTGATATTGCTGGTCTCATGACTCGCACATCAATTGTTGCATATCCTTGGTTCTCACCTGCTGGTCAGCAACGTGGTGTTATTAACAATGCAGTTAAACTAGCATATAACCCCAATAAAGCACAAAGAGATCGTTTGTATCCCGCAAGAGTTAACTCTTTCGTTACCACACCTGGTATTGGAACACTTCTCTTTGGTGATAAGACTGCTCTCGGATATGCTTCTGCATTTGACAGAATCAATGTTCGTCGTTTGTTCCTTACAATCGAACAAGCATTAGAGAAAGCAGCACAAGCTCAACTCTTCGAACTGAACGATGAGTTAACTAGAGCAAACTTTAAAAACATCGTAGAACCTTATCTTCGTGACATTCAAGCAAAGAGAGGACTTTTTGGATTTATGGTTGTTTGTGATAGCACAAATAACACTCCCGATGTCATCGATAATAATGAGTTTAGAGCAGACATCTTCCTGAAGCCTGCTAAGTCAATTAACTATGTAACACTTACCTTCGTTGCTACCCGTACTGGTGTTAGTTTTGAAGAAGTGGTTGGCAGAGTTTGATAGCATTATCTAAATAACAAAAGGAGGATTAAAAAATGCCACACTCTATCGAAAAAATTAAAGCAACTCTGATTGGGGGCGGTGCCCGCCCCAATCTATTCCAGGTAGACTTAACGTCTTTCCCTGGATCTGGTGACAATGGGTATAGTTCCGATAATTTCTCTATTCTATGTAAGGCAGCACAACTGCCTGCGTCAAACGTAGCATCGATTGACGTTCCTTTTAGGGGTAGAATTTTCAAAGTTGCTGGAGACAGAACCTTTGATACTTGGACTGTTACAGTCATTAATGATAATGACTTTACTATCCGTACTTCTAT